CAACTACGACCCCTTCCCGCAGCAGATGGGCAGCATCGCGCGCCATATGAGCGGTGGCGACTATGACCCCGTGTGGGGCCGCAACTGATGGGGCATCTTATCGGAGGCGGCTCGTCACCGGCACCGGCACCGCCGCCACCTCCGCCGCCACCTCCCGCACCGCCGCAGATGGCCGGAAACGGCCCGCAGCAGGCCGCAGCCGCACAGCGAACGGCGGCGGCACAGGCGCTTGGTGCCGGCTTTGGTGGCACATTGCAGAGCGGCCCGCAGGGCGCCGCCCCCGCCACGACGGCGGCGAAAAGCCTCCTGGGCCAATAGCTCTCTATGCCCTTCGACGCCATCGCGGCATACGAGCTGCAATCTCCGACGCTGCTTGCCGCCCAGCCGCCTACGCTGCCGTCCTCGGACGTGCGACCTGGGGCGGACTGGGGCGAGATATTCGCGCGGAAGGAATCTCGGCTCGGGGCGTTGAGGACGTGGCGCTACTCATGGTGGGTCTATTGGTCGGAACTGGCGCGCGAGATTTTGCCGCGGCGCTTCCACTGGCTGATTGTGCCGAACCTGATGGATCGCGGTTTCCCGATCAACAGCGCAATCATCGACTCCACGACAACGTTGGCGATGCAGATTTGCGCCGCCGGCATGTGGTCTGGCCTGACCAATCCATCCCGTCCGTGGCTCAAACTGGGCGTCGGGGCGCCCTGGATCGAACCCGACGCCGAGGCGCGCCAATGGCTCGAAGATGTAGAATCCCGCCTCTACACGGTGTTGGCCGAAAGCAACTTCTACACGGTGATGGCGCAGGCGTTTCAGGATGTATGCGTGTTCGGCACGGCGCCGGTCATCATGTACGAGGACTTCGATAGCGTCATCCGCTGCTACCTGCCATGCGCAGGGGAATACTACCTGGCGGTTGGATCGCGTCTGACGGTCGATACCTTCTATCGCGAGTTCAATCTCACTGTTTCCGATATCGTCGAGATGTTCGGATTGGAGAATTGTCCGGCGGAGATACGCGGCCTCTGGGAGATGGGCGGCGCATCGTGGGAGAAGGAATACGTCGTTGCCCATTGCATCGAGCCGAATGTGGGGATCGCCTCACGGCTGGATCGGCGCAAGACGATCCGCGTGGTACCCGGCAAGTTCGCATACCAAGAACTCTACTGGCTGAAGGGCATCAGGACCGAGGCCGAACTATCGCGGCGCGGCTTTCATGAGCCGCCGTTCTTCGTGGCGCGCTGGTCTGTTGTTTCGAATGATGCCTATGGCCGCTCGCCGGGCATGGACTGCCTCGGCGACACCAAGCAGTTGCAGATGGAGACCCGACGTAAGGGCGAGTTCATCGAGAAGCTGGTGCGACCGCCGATGAACGCCAACGTCGCGATGAAGAACGAACCTTCCTCGATCCTGCCGGGGCATATCACCTACACGGATACGACCAACGGGGCCAAGGGGTTTTGGCCGGCGTACGAGGTGCAGCCAGCCGCGTTGCCGCCGATGGTCGAGGATATCAAGGAAATTCAGCAGCGCATCGAGCGGTGCTTTTTCGTCGATACCTTCATGGCGATCAGTCGCATGGAAGGTGTGCAGCCAAGGAACGAATTGGAGATCACCAAGCGCGACCTGGAACGGTTGCAGGTGTTGGGGCCGTTCGTGACACGGTTTGAGACAGAGTTCGCATCGCCGGCCATTCAAAGGGCCTTGGCGATCATGGACCGACGGAAGCTGCTGCCGCCTAAGCCAAAGTCAATGCAGGGCGTCCCGCTCAAGATCGAATATGTATCGATGATGAAGCTGGCGCAGCGTTCGGCCGAGATTGGCAACATCCGCGAGACGCTGGCCACCGCCGGAAGTCTCTCTGAGGCGGCTCTGGCTGCGGGAATGCCGACGCCGCTACGGGTGCTGAATCTGGATGAGTCCATTCGCATCGTGGCCGACCTATCGGCCTATCCGTCGAGGGGGCTGCATTCGGAGCAGGAAGTAGCGCAGATGGATCAGCAGGCGGCACAGCAGAAGCAAGCGCAGGCGGCCGGTGCGGCGACGTTGCCGGCGGTGCAGGCGGCGCAGAGCCTGAGCCAGACCAATATCCAGGGGCCGAACGCGCTATCGGCGATCCTGGGCAACACACCGATGACACCGGGGCGCTGATGGTTCCCGAGACCGAAATCGTGGATTGTCTGGTAATGAATTTCCGGCTTGCTGCGGAACATTGCGACGATCTTGCGGTGCTTCCGGCGCGCGGTCCAACCTATGATCTGTTGCGCAAGGAACTCAGCCTGATCGAAGGCTGCTGCCGCCAGATCGGGCATTATCGCGAAGACGCGCGCTGGATGCGGATCGGCCTGTTGGTCGAGGAAGCGCACAAGCGCGCTGGCCACTGGCTGCGGACCATACCGCGTACTTCGGAATCGAATGAGGCGCATCCGTTGTTTAGACGGCTGGCCGAGAACCTGCGTGCCGGCATGAAGGCTGCGGAGGAATTGCGGACCAAACGGACAGGACGGGTGGGGATGATCCTGCCGCGCCCGCTGCCCGGACCGCTGCGGCAGGGGCGCCCGGTGCAGGTGGTGACGCCGGGCGGCGTGATCCTGCCGTCGGGGTATCAGCCGAGTGTCTGACCATTCTCCGGACGACGAAGATCCGGAAGACCTGCCGCCTGAAACCACAAAGCTCGTTGACCCCGCTGCCGGTCGTCGCGCGCGCGACAGGCAGAAGCGTCAGGCCGAGGAAGAAGAAGCCCTGTGGCGTGGCGTGCTGGCGTTGCCGGAAGGGCGTCGCGCGGTGTGGAGGCTGATTGCTGATCCATCCTGGGGTCATGCCTTCAACACGTCATTTGCCTGCGGGCCAACCGGCTTCCCGCAGCCGGAAGCGACGATGCATGCAATGGGGATGCAGCAACTTGCGCTGCGCTTCTACCACGACCTGCTGCGGATCGACCATGCCGGGGTGCGGCTGATGCACGCCGAGATGGATGGCCGTTTCGCCAAACCCAAGCGGACCACACGGAGACCAGATGCCACCCGATGAACCCGCCACGCCCGTCGCTGATGCTGCGCCTGTTGCGGTGCCGGAGCCGGTTGCCATAGAGGCTGCCGCCACGCCCGTTGCTGAGGTGGTCGCGGAGCCTGTTGCCGCGCCCCCTGAGACGCCCGTTGAGACGCCCGTCGCGCCAGTCCTGCATACCGACACGCCGACACTGCTGGAAGCCGCCGGGAAGCCGGCTGAGACGCCGCAGACCGCGGAAGCCGCGTCGGCTGCACCCGCAACTCCCACGCCAGCACCGCGCACCTATGAGGCGTTCACATTCCCGGAAGGGATTACGGCGGACGACAAACAACTGGCGACCTACCAGGATATCGCGGGACGGCACAATCTGGACCAGGAGACCGCGCAATCTCTCCTGAACATGCATACCGGCTCACTCAAGCAGTACGCTGAGAACCTGCTATCCGAACAGCACCGCGTCTTTGGCGAAACGCGCAAGGCGTGGCGCGATTCCGTGATGGGCGATGAGGAATTGGGCGGCGCCGGCCATCAGACTGCAATGGCGGCCGTGGCGCGGATGCGAGACCTATTGGTGCCTGCGGAACGCATGGCGGCATTCAACGACATGCTGCGGATGACGGGCGTCGGCGATCATCCCGAGTTCAACCGTCTACTGCATGCAGCGGCGCGGTTCTTCGATGAGCCGGCGGCGCCTACGATTGTGGCGCAACCATCTCCCGATCGCGGCGGGAACGCCGGCCGCGGTGCTGGGTCTCGTCGTGGCGTTCTCTATGACCACCCGAGCAGCAATCGCGCGCGCGGCTGATTGGCCATCCTGGCCGCTCCCAACATGAGAAAGGACTAACCAATGGCAACTGGCCAATGGCCTTCCCTGCTCGACCTCGCTTCTCGCACGGTCATGGGCAAGCAAGCCTACATCGCGGAAATGCTTTCGCAGTCCATCGCCCTCTATGACGACCTGCCGATGGTGGAGTCGAATGAGGTCGGCGGCCATGAGTTCGTGTTCCGCACCTCGATTCCGGCGGGCGCCTGGCGCCAGTACAACCAGGGCGTCCCGTACAGCAAATCCACCACTGCGAAGTCTCGCGTCGGCGTCGGCGCGCTGGAAGACTACAGCCAGGTGGATCGCCTGCTGGCCGAGGACTCCGGCGACATCGGCCGGTTCCGCGAGAATGAGGACGTGGCCTTCCTGGAAGGCATGGGACAGACGCTGGAACAGACCAGCTTCTACGGTAATACGGTCGCAACACCGGCCGAGTTCATGGGCCTGTCGGCGTTCTACAACACGGTGAACACCGCGACGGCACAGAATGCGGCCAACGTGATCGACGCGGGCGGCGTGGGCAACTCGAATACCTCGATGTGGCTGCTTGGCCTGGGCGAGCGGCAGATTTACGGCATCTTCCCGCGCGGCTCCAAGGTCGGTCTCGCGATGGAAGACAAGGGCGACACCGTTCCGGGCTTCGACTCTGTCGGCAATCGGTTCGAGGCGTACACCTCCTGGTTTCGTGCGCAGATGGGCATCGTGCCCGAGGATTGGCGCTTCGGCGTTCGCATCGCGAACATGGATGTGACGAATGCCGGGCTTGCCGGCCCGAGCGCGCCGGATATCTTCGGCCTCATGGCGCAGGCGGCGTACCTGCCGCCGACGATGGGCAAGCGTCAGTCCGGTATCACCAAGACCGACGCGCCGAATGACACCAGCCAGGGCGTGCGCTTCGTGTGGATCACCAACCGCACGGTCCGCCACTACATGGACATCCAGGGCATGCGGGACCGCAACGTGCTGCTCCAGTTGCCCGATTACGCTGGCATCGTGACCGACTCCTGGCGCGGCGTTCCAGTGCGCGTCTCGGACCAGATCATCAACGCCGAGGCGCGCGTGGTTTGACCGGCGTCGTTACAGCAACCCCTATCTGGAGATAATGCAATGCGCAGCGACGCACAGCTTGCTTTCGTCCCGCTTGGCGCCCCCCTCTCTCTGGTTGGCGCGACGGGCGCCAGCTTCCCTTCCGCCGTCATCGACCTGCTTGGCCAGGGCGCCGGAACCGCTCCGACCAACATCATTGGCACCGCGTCCACGTTCGGTACCGACTTCGGTATCGGCGACGATCGGCCGCTGCTGAATGTCGTTGTCGGCACCGGCCTTGTGACCGGTGACAGCGCGACACTCAATGTCGCTTTCCAACTTGCGCCGGATTCTGGTTCGAGCGGCGGGTTTCAGCCCGGAGCCTGGCAGACCGTCGCCGAGACCAGCGCCCTGACCGCGGCGCAGTGCCCGGCCAATACCCGCGTGGCGCGGTTCGACTGGCCCCCCGCGTTTCCGGA